GCTCATACTGGACATGGCCTTGCAGTAGGTGATAAAGTTATATTTTCAGGATCGTCTGCTGTTAATAATGTAACACCAAACGATGTAGAAATGGCAATAGCTTCTGTTGTAGATGCCAATAGTTACACTGTAGTTTTTACTTCTGCTGCAAATGGAGATGGTGCAGGTGGAGGTAGTTCAGTAACATTTAAAGCGACAGGTAAGACACATTCATTAGGTGCTAATCCTTTTACAGTTACAAGTGGTAGTGCAACAATTACAGTATCACACACTGCTCATGGATTGTCTGTAGGTAATTTTGTTACATTCTCTAGTAGTTCTGCTGTAGGAGGCATAACACCAA